CAATGCGCCGGCCCGAGGTCCGCGAGTTGGCATCGACATGGAACGGCGCCAGGCGAAAGGTCGCCGGAACGAGCATCATGCGCCAGAGCGGTGTTGCCATTTATGCGCTTTCGCTCGCGTAGGGGATTGTGCTCCCGCGGTGCAATGCGACCTCGGAAAACGCGCCGGCCGACGGCGACGAGCTCGTCGGCGCGCGCCCGTAGCCGGGGAGATCAATGCGGACGGTCGCGGCGCCCTCGATGCGTGCGACCTGAGATTGCCGGGCGGCGGCGTCCATCATGCGATCGCGCGGCACCGCCGGCGGGCGCGGCTTGTCGCTTTGCGGCGTGGCGACCGGCGCCGTTGGCCTGGCGTGGCGCGCCTCGTAGTCCTGTCGCGTCATGACCTCGGCGCGGCCGTCGCGGCCGATATGCAGCATCAACGGCCCGTTTTTGGCTTGCTCCAGAAGCGCCCGCTTGAACGCCGGCCATTGCTGGCGCGGCACGGCAAAGCATCCTTGCGTGTAAAGCCGGTCGAGCGTCGCGCCCGAACCGGGATGAATCTGGATACCGGCGCGCGGACGACCGGGATATCGCGGATCGTCGATCGTGCCGCCGGCCCCGCCGAGCCCGGCGATCGACCCGATCCGCCGCCCGACCGGACCAACGTCGCCGAAATTGATCGGATAGTCGCCGAACGGCACCGAGCCGCGGCCGCGGCCGCCCGAGGCGTAACCGAATGTCTGCCCGCCGACCGTGACCGCGCCCTGAATACGCGAGGGCCGGCCGGCCTGGTCGGGAGACGCGCCGCCGATCGCCTCGGCGACCTTGCTCCCCATTGGCGGGCTTGCACCGCCCGAGCCATCGCCGGCGCCCTGCCTTGTCCCGCCGCCGCCGAGCGAGGCACGGATCACGCGCGCGGCGCCATCGCCGCCGGTGCCGCCATGCGCGCCCGGTCCCTCGGGCGCACCCTCGTCGAGCGCCCATTTTTTCAGGCCCTCGACGACACCCTCGGCGATCGTCTCTTTCGCCTTGTCGTCACCGCCGGCGCCGGTGAGCGAGGCGCGCATGACTTGCGCGCCGCCGAACGTGTCGCCGCCGTAGGACATTTTTTGCGGGCCGGTCGGCGCTACTCCCATAAATTGCTGAAACGTGCCCCAGAACGTCGAGAGGTCGTTAATCCCCTTGATGATGCGCGGGACCAGGTCGGCGATGCTCGTGAGCGACTTGGTGAACGTGTCGAGCGTGCCCTCCGTCGTAAGCTTTTGCGTGAGCGCCTCGAACGCATTGCCCATGCGCCAGATTGAGTGCTCAAAGGCGTCGGCGGCGTTCTCGTCCTCCTTGGTCGTGGCGCCGACGCTGGCGCGCCATTCCTTGATGAGCTTTTCGCGTTCCTTGCGGTTGGCGTCGGCGAGGCCCGGCGGGAGCCCGCGGCTTTTCAGGAAATCGCGCCGGTGTTGCGGATCGTGCAACTGGTCGAGCTTGTTGAGGATGAGCTCAAGCGCCTCGGCGTTGGTCTTGGTGTGGCGCAATTGCTCGGCAAATTCGCCCTGGCCGCGGAGCCGCAAATCCTTGGCGCTTTCGCCGATGCCGAGCCGCGTCTTGTGCATCTCGGCGGCAAAGTCGCGAAAGCCCTGACGCATTTCGCCGGCTGATATACCAAGCCGCCGGCCGACCGCCTCGAGGTCGCGCATCCGGTCGATCGAGACGCCGGTTTCCCGGCTCAGGCGCGACAGGACCTCGGTCGTTCCGGCAAAGCCCTTGAGCGCGGTAATCGCCGTCGCAATGGTCGCGCCGACGCCGGCAAAGCCGACGCCAACCGCGCGCAAGGCCGGGACGACCGTCGCGTTGAGCGCGGCGCCGACATTGCTCGCCGCCTCGCGCAAGCCGTCGAAATGCCGCTTGACCTTGGTCGCACCGTCGCCGCCGCGGTCGCTCAGGCGGTCGAGCTCTTTCTTGAGGTCATTGAGCGGCTTGGAGAATTTGTCGACGACCTCGACAACGACCTTAATCGCTTCGTCCTGTTCGGCCATTTACGCGCGCTCGGTTGCCAGCATATTGCCGCGGTGCGTCTCGACCTCGGTAAACATGCCGCTCGCCTCGGTGCTCGTGCGCGTCCCGCGCGGAAAGCCGTTGAGCATGACGCGCAAGGATGCCGCGGCCTCGGCCCGCGGCGCGGCCTGGTCGGTCGTCGATGCCTCGTGCAACCGTTCGCGCGGCACCGCCGCCGGTGCCGGCGGCGGCGGCGTATCGCTTTTTGGTGCGGACCCGCCCGGCGGCGCGCCGGTGTAGTCCTCGACGCCGGGCAAGCCGCGCTGATACTGGCGCGCGCGCTCGTTCTGATACCGTTGTGCCGGCCTGAGATACTCGCGCAAGAACGCGATCGCGGCGCCGGTGCGGCCCGAGTGTTTCAGTTTTTCCCAAAGTTTCGGGTAGCCGGTTTGTAGCCGATGCAAGAGGAATTGCGTCTGCAAGCGCGGGTCTTGCCAGCTTGCGCCGGGATGGTTTTCGCGCAACCAGCGCGAATAATTATTCCACTCGGCGCCGCCCTCTTGATAGAGGCCGTGCGCGTACTGCGCCTCGCCGCCATAGGCCGGCTGGTCGGGATGCCGCAAGGTCGGGTCGAAACCCGACTCCGATCCGATATTCGCCAGGATGCCGGCGATCGCCTCGTCGGACAGGCCCGCCTTGCGGAGCTCGTCGACAACGGCGCCGGCAACGCCGCGCCGGTTGCCCGGTATGCTGGCGCGCCCGCCGGGCGCCGGCTCGCTGTCGTTGTCGCCGCCACGCCCGCCGCGACTCCCACCGCCGCCGCCGAGCGAGGCGCGGATCAGCGCGGCACCGCCAAAGGTGCCGGCGCCGCCGGTATCGAACGACATTTTCTTGAGGCCCTCGACGACGCCCTCGCTCGTGCCTTGCTTGATCGTGTCCTTGGCCTTGTCGTTGCTTTGCGGCGTCGCCGCCGGATGCTCGGGATCGACGGTGCGGAATCCCATGCCGAACAATTGCTCCCAAATGGTGAGCGGCCGGCCCGGCGGTTTCGGCAAATGCCATTCTTCCGAGCGCGGCCCGACGAGCTTGTCGCCCAACGATCCCGGCGCCGGCTTGCCGATGCCGCGAATGGCATTGTTGATCCTGTCGATCGAGTCGAGGCTCGACTCCAGCGACTTGACGACGCCCTCAAGCGTGCCGTCGCGCGCCATCTGTTTCGTGAGGGCTTCCCACGAATTGCCCAGGTCCCATAACGATTTTTCAAATCGTTTCGAGGCGTCGATCGCGCCCTTGTCGGTCGCCCCGACCTGCTTGCGGTATTCGGCAACAAGGCGCTCGCGTTCCGCGCGCGTGGCGGCGGCAAATTCCGGCGGGAAAAAATGCAACGCCAGAAACCGCCGCCGCTCGGTCGGGTCGCGGATTCGGTCGAGCTCCTGAAACATCAGAGCTTCGGCTTCCGCGGTCGTCTTGGCCTGGCGCAAGCGGTTGGCGTATTCGGTCAAGCCGGCCTCGCGCAAGCCGGTCAACGTCTCGCTTTGCACATGCGCGCGGATTTTGTGCATCTCGGCGGCAAAGTCGCGAAAGCCCTGGCGCATTTCCGCGGTCGTGGCGCCAACGCGGCGGCCGACGGCCTCGAGCTCGCGCATGTTGTCGATCGTGAGGCCCGTCTCGCGCGACAGGCGGGAGAGGACGTCGAGGTTGCCGGCAAAGCCCTTGAGCGCCGTCACCGTCGCGAAAATCGTGGCGGCGATCCCGGCAAAACCAAGCCCGAGCGAGCGCAACGCCGGCAAGAGCGTGATGTTGAGCGCGCTCCCGACGTTGCGGATTGCCTTGCGGAAATTCTCGAAATGCCCTTGCAGCTTGTCAACGCCGGGCGCCTTGTCGCCGACGCTGTTGAGTTGCTTCCGCATGTCGTCGAGCGGCTTGGAAAACTTGTCGACGACCTCGACGACGATCTTGACGACCTCGTCTTGCTCGTTAGGCATTTTTGTCCTTGAGCGCGATCAATTCGCGAATGAGGTCGTGGATTTGCGACATGGGGAGATCGGCGAAAGCGAGCGGACTACAATGGAAATTGAGCGCGAGGCCGATGCAATCGCCGATCAAATCTTGCCCGGCACCGGCACGAAAAAAGGCGTGACGCCCCAGGCGCATGTGATGAAATCGCGCGTCGTCAGCGAGGCGATCGAGGACGGCGGCACGCCGGCGAGCGCCGAGAGCATCGCGTTCATGCGCTTTTCATCGTGGATAATTTTCGGCGGGTCGGAGATCGGATCGAAGATCACCGGATTGCCGATGCTCAGGAGATCGCGCGCGGTCGGCTCGCGAAACACGAGCGTCGTCACGGTTTGCCCATGCGCCTCGATTGGCCGCGTGAGCTCGCATGTATAGCCCGGCAATGGCGACGCCGGCTCGGACTCGGGGATCGGCGGCGCCGTTGCCTCGCGCGCCTTGATATCGGTCACGTTCATTGGCGCTTATCCTTATGCCGCCGCGGCGACGAGCTCGTCGCAAGACATGCCCTCAAAGCGGACATGAAATTGGCCGTCGCGCGTGTTGACGGTCGATCGCTCGGCCCGCCAGGCGTTGCGTAAGACATAAACGGAGCCGTTGGCCGCCTCGACGGTGATGGTCGAGTCGGTGACCGCGTCGATTGCCTCGACGCTCGTGCCTTCCAGCGTCGAGACGTCGCCGGCGACATACGGGACAACCGGCAATTCGGAATAGCCGTGCACCGCGTCTTGCCCGGCGATGCCGGTACGCTCGTAGCGTGACGGCATGACCTCAAGGTTGCCGCGGACGGCGAGTTGCCGGCCGTCGACGGACCAGTAGGCGACGCCCGCAAATCTATTCGACATGGCTCAAGCTCCTTTCGGTTTCGGGTTACGCCGCGAGCGCGAGCGGGAATTGCAAGCGGAATTGCGCGAGCACCGCGAACATTCGCAATTGGTTGATGACGTCGGGCGGATAGAGGACGTTGACCCTGTTTGGATCGACGTCGTCGCGCTCGACGATGAGCGCGGCCTTGAAGGCGTCGCCGTTCTCGACCAGGCCGTCGTATTCGCAAACCCGATACTCGGCGACGAGCTCGGCGCGGATGATGTTCGGCGTCACGATCGCCTGGCCGGGTCCGAACCGCGTGCCGTTGTCGGCCAGTTTCGAGCGCGGGTATTTGTTGGTGATCGACTGCCGCATCCGCCGGAACAACTCGGCCAACGTCGCGAGCGTCGTCATGAGCTCGTAGGCGTTGTCCTGTTGCCCGAGCGTGTTCTTTTGATACGTCGTTTGCTCGCGGGCGAGCGACGATATCTCGCCGGCATTGACGATTTGTATGGCGAGGCCGACGCCGGCGAGCGCGTTCAATTGCGTCTTGTTAAAGCGCAAGTGTTTCGGCGCCGGCGTGATGCCGTCGAGCGTCAGGGTTTGCAACGGCCGCGCCGGGTCGATCGACAAGGCCCCCGCGGCGCGCGCGCAATAGGCGCCGACCCATTCGTAGAGCGGCGACGGCGAATCCGGCTCGATCGCCAGGAGCGAAACGACGCCGGAATTGTTGGTCGGCCCGTAGGAAAACAGGTTGGCATAGGTGTCGCGCTTGGCCGAGATCACATGGCCGTAAACCTCGCGCAACCACCCCCACCGTCCCGAGTCGGAAAACCCGTATTCGGTTTCCCAGGCGATCAGCGTGCCCGAGTCGTTGAAGCCGAGGCCGACGTATTCGTACGGCTCGTCGCCGAGGTTGGCGATCGCGGTCGTCCAGACCGGCGTGCCGACGCCGCCCGAGAGGACGGCGGGCGCCGGCAAGGTGACGCCGAGGCCCGGCGGCAACATTTCGCCGCCGTTCGGCCCGAGCACGTTGAGCGCAAGCCCGATATCGTTGCCGGTGAGGCCCTTCCATTTGGCCGTCAGCGTGACAACGGCACCGGCGGCCGCCGCGGTCACCGGCAGATCGGGCATGGCGGTGATCGCCGCCGCGATGTTGGTGCCGACCGTGGCAATGGGATCGGAGGTGGCGACGCCGACCGATACCTTTTGTCCGGCGACATAGAGCGCGAGCTCGCCGGCTTGCGTCGGCGGCGTCGTCACCGTGACAATGCCGCTCGCGGCAACGCCGGCGGCGGGTTGCCCCATAGGAAGCAACAGCACCGGCGTCGACTTGTTGAGTTGGAAAAACCGCGCGTACATGCGCGCGAGCGGCGAGCCAACGCCGGCGAGGTTGTTGGCGTCGGCTTGCGAGCCGCACGCGATCGGCACGTCGGTCGGCGCGACGCCGGCGGTGAGCTTGTAGTCAACAAGCAACGCATACTTGTTGTTTGTCGGCGTACCCGCTTGCGAGGGATCGACCTCGATATAGACAAGCGGCAGTTTCCAGCCTTGCGGGATGGAATTAAACGAAATCGGCATGGGTCGACTCCCTGGTTAGAAATGAAAAGGGCCGCTTTACCGCGGCCCTTTGGCTTTTGCTTTGTGCTCGCCGCCGGGATCGGCGGCGGCGCGTTGCGGATCGCCGCTGCCCTCGGGTGGGACCTCGGTTATGTCGCCGTCGCGGATCAGGCGGAATGTGTATTGATCGGCGGTCCATAGCCCGCCGCCGGGCGGCAATTTACCGTCAATCGGATGCGGCGGGAGATCGTCGCGGTTTGGCGTGACCTGGATTTTTGCCATTGCGTCCTCGCTTTGTGAGCGTGTTGATTTCGCCGGTTTGCATGTTCCACTCCATTTGCACGATCGGCGCGTCGGGATTCTGGATCGGCCGCGCGTCGACATGGAGGGTGAGGAAATCGTCGGGTATCGTCGGCTTGAAAATCGCCGTGCCGAGATCGGCGGTCATGTCGAATTGCAACTCGAGGATCGGCGTCTCGTTGTCGAGTGCGACCGAACCATAAACGTGCATCCGCTCGCCGCGCGTGATCCCCTGCAAAAGCTTGCGGTTGAACCCGGTGAGCGTCGTGTCGCACAACAGGCCGTTGGTGATCTCGGCAAATGCCTGGTCGAGCGTTTCCTCGCCTTGCTCGTTTTCGTTGTCCTGAATGATGACGGAAAAGCCGTATCGCGCGCTATCGCGCAAGCGGATATCGCCGGCGTTGCTGTCGCCCTCAGGGACGAGGAGTTCGTTAATCAGATAGACGCCGCAATACGGCAGGTCTTGCGTTTGCACGCGGAGCATCTTGTTCTTGGCAAAGGTAAAGCCGGCAAAAAACGGCATGGCGACGACGCGGTCGTAAATCGCGTCGCGCACGATCAGCGCCGGCGTTTGCGTCATTGGCCCTTGACGAGCTTCAACGCCGGTGTCGGTTTCGCGGTGACCAGCTTGCGGAGCGTGAGCGTCGTCTCGCCGCCGCCGTTGCGCGCCGAGTCGATGACCTCCCAGGTGCCTTCGTCGGGCAAGGTGCCGTCGGCCGGGATCGCAATGTGATCGCCCTGGACCGGCACGGTATTAAATTCGGCGTCGCGCACGTCGAGGATCGTGCGTTGCTCGGAGACGATCGAGCCGTCGATCGCGACGACGTCGATCTCGCGCGTGTCGAGAATCCCGCGCGCGATCACGGCGCCGTTGACAATGATCGCGCGGCCGAACGTGTTTTGTCCCGGCAAATAGACTTGCGCCGAAAAATCGACGGCCATGTTAGGTGCCCTTGCCTTTTTGCCGCTTGTAAATCCTGATTGCGCGATAGCCGCTCGGTGCGACAAACCGCCGGCCCTTTTTGCGTAACCGTGTGATCGTCGTGCCGCGTTGTTGCGCCGATTTTTTCTTTTTGCCTTTGGCCTTGGCCGCGTTGCGGATCGCGGTTTGCAGATACTTGCCCATTTTCTTAAACGTCGGTTGCGCCAGGTAGGCCGGGTCGCTCGCGCGCAACGATCGAATTTGGCACCGGCAACCGGGATGATGCGGCAATTGTTTCTTGGCGTCGCCGTAGCTGTACGGATTGTGCGCGATCATGTCCTGGCAGGATTTGCAAACGCGCCCGTCGTTGGCCGACACGATCTTGACGAGGTCGGTATCCTTGTAGCGTTTCTTCCAGGATTTGCGGACGCCGCGGATAACGACGACCTCGTCGGGATGCAATTTTTCGAGATCGGCAAGGAGCGCGTCGGTGAGGAATTGCTTGATCTTGTCGAGCGAGGGCTCGATCGTAATGTTGAGCGTCGACTTTTCCGGCACGGTGCCTAAGCCTCGTAGCGCGTGAAATGCGATAACAGGTCATGCACCGCGCGTTGCGCCGGCGTGCCGCCGCTCGTGCCGCCGCTCGATCGCGCCAGCAAATTCGGATCGAAGTAAATGATTCTCGATTCCTTGTGCCCGATCATGCGGACGGTCGCGTCGCCGCGCACCGTCGCGTAATACGCCTCGCGCGCCAGCATGACGCAAGCGTGCTTGAGCGCCGGCGGCGCCTCGTCGGGCAAGATATAGCCGCCGGAATAACTGATAACGGTTTGCTCGGTCCAGGCGCCGGTCGGCATCGTGAGCTTGCCCCACAGCGAGTCGAGCAAGAGGCCGTCGGGATAGGTGACCGCGTTGCCGGCGCTCGTGATCGAGGTGATATCGGCGCTCACAACGGGATAGCGCGCGAGGAACAGCCGGTTGGCGTTGTCGTCCGACAATTCGGTAAAGGTTTCGACGACCGTCTCGTAGCCAAATACGCGGTTGTTGCAGTAAGCGGCGATCTCGGCCGATACCCGCGTGATGATGCCGGCAAGCAACGGATCGGACACCGTCGAGGTTATGTTGAGCGCGATCTTGAGCTCGTCGAGGCTCATGAGGTCGATGGACGCGGCCGGCTCGACGACGACGATCGTTGATTGCATTAGGCGGTTTCCGCCTGGAATTGTTCGAACAACGCACGCAACGGGATCGGCGGCCCCTTGTTGCCGTCGCTCATGATCGGGACGAGCGAATAGTCCTTGCGGTTGATTTCCCAGGCGGCGACCTCGCGGCCGGGCGCGCCGAGCTCGCCGCGCGGCCCGCGTTCCCCGCGCTCGCCCTTTTCGCCGCGCCGGCCGCTCGGGCCGGCCTTCCAGCCGGCGCCGGGACAGGGACCGGGATCGTCGGCGCGGGCGACAAACCAGGTCGCATTGAGCGTCACAACGTCGAGCGCCTTGTAAGTTTCGTTTGGATCGTAGGTGTCGCGAATTACGAATGAGCGTCCGTCGTTTCCGTTGGCGCCGGGAGCTCCGTCGTTTCCGTTGGCTCCGTTGGCCCCGTCGCGGCCGGCGGCGCCGTCGGTGCCGGGCGCGCCTTGCTCGCCCGTTTCGCCGCGCTCGCCCGTTTCGCCCTTTTCGCCGGGCGCGCCCGTATCGCCTTTTTCGCCTTTGACCGTCTCGCCTTTTTCGCCTTGCTCGCCTTTTTCACCGGGATTGCCTTTCTCGCCGTCGCGCAACGTGGCGAGGCGGTTGCGTAATTCCGTTTCAAGCTTGAGGAGCCGGAGCTCGTGCTCGGCCTCGCGCTGGCCGAACTCGGCGAGCTTGCGCGCGAGCAAGAGATCGCGCTCGCGCTCGGCCTGGCCGGCGACCGCCGCGAGCTCCTCGACGATCAGGTCGAGGTCAACCGGCGAGCCGGTTAATGCGATGGTGCGCGCGGATATTGCGGCGGATGCGTTTTCGTTCGGCATCGCTCAAGCCCTCGCTTTGTCCCGGCGCCGGCGCCGGCGGCGGTGCGCCCGGTCCCGGTGCCGCCGGTATTTTTTCCGCCGCCGACAACGGGACCACCTGTTGCTGGACTCGCGGCTCCTTGCCGTATCCGCCCGGTACTTTGGCGTAACCTTCAAGCGCGCGCGCCTCGTCGGGCGCCAGGATGCCGCCTTGCACCGCGCGCGCGAGGCCCTCAATCCGGTCCTTGAACGCCGAGCGCAACAGCGCCGCGGTATCAAATTCGACGTACTCGTACGGTTGCCCGTCGAGCGCAAACAAAAGGCCGATCGCTTCCTCGATATGGTTGAGGCAGAAACCGAGCCCCGAGGCGATCCATGATTGCATGAGAATCTCGGTCGAGTTGACCGCGGCGTTATTCAACCCGAGAATCTGCAACGGGATACGGAACGCGAGAGCGATGTTTTCATTCGAGAGCTTCAAGATTTCCGCGGTCGCCGCGTCTTTCGACGGCACCGCCCACGGCATGACCTTGAGGCCCGCGGTGAGGATCGGCGTGTTGCCCTGGTTCATGCCGCGCGCTTGCTCGTTCCAGCGATCGCGCAAGGCGGCGACCTGGTCCTTGTCGAGCACAAGATCGGTCGAGAGCACCGCCGAGGGCCGCGCCTCGTTCCTGTAAAACGAGGTTTGTTGCATGGCGATCGCATCGCCGACGGCAATATCGGAATAGGCGGCGACGAGCGGCGAGACGCCGACGAGCGGCGTCGGAAACCGCACGCGCTCGGTGTGCAAGCGGATATGCAGGACGTCGCGCATGGGGACGATGAGCTCTTGCGGGCTACCGAGCCGCGCCTCGATCACGTTATTGCCGGCGAGCGTGTAAAATATCTCGCCGTTGTAGGCGACGCGCGGATACGAGACGTCGGGATTCATCAGGTGTAATTCCGACACCTCAAAGCGGTCGTTGCGGAGCGCCAGCGCATAGGCGTTGCCGGTCAGGTAAAGCCCGCGCGTGGCGTTGAGCAAAAAATCGGAAATTGATTGATAGTCGTTGGGATGCCGCAACAGGCGCGACAGCGCCGACGTCTCGACGCGCTCGCGGCCGCCGTTGTCATTGGTGCGCCAGTGATCGCCGGGACACATGGCGACGGTTTGCGCGTAGGCGGAAACGCACGCCTCGACCATCGCCGATTGCGCGCCGGTGACCGGCGTATAGCCCAATTGCCACCAGTTATCCGGTACGCCGGCGGGGAGCCAGCCGCCGGTGACCGGCAGGTAAAACGGGCCGGGTCGGTAATCGCCTTCGGCTTTCCCGATGATCCGGCCCGCGACGCGGTTGAGAAACCCGCGGACGGTCATGCTTTGGCCGACGCGGCCCTGGTCTGGTAGCCGGCCGGCTTGTCGGCCGCCATTTGCTTGTCTTTGGTTTGCGGCACGTTCGGGTCGGGTCCGCTGCCGTCGTCCTCGTGCTCGGTGACGGGGACGCCCGAGGCGGCGAGGTCGTTTTCCTCTTGCGTCGGCGTCGGCTTGATTTCGCCGGCCGCCTTTTCCCGTTCCTTGCTCGCCTTCTCGCGCGCGTCGCGCTCCTCTTTCAGTTTCTTGCGCGTTTCGTCGGCGTGTTTTTTCGCCGCCGCGGTGTGATCGGTGTCGGTCATTGGCTTGCCTTTCGGGTTTCACAAAAACGGGGACCGGCCCGCCGGGATACAACGGGCCGGCTTGAACAACTACCACGTTACTCCGGCCATCCATGCGACCGTTCCGGTGCGCCGGATCGTCCAATTGATCGGGAGGATCAACCGCAACGCCAGCGAATCGGTCTGGAACATGGATTTTGCCGGGAAGGCAACGACCGCCGGCGTCCCCGCCGTCGAGATATCGGTCGGCGCCGTGTCCTCCATGTGCAAGGTCGCCTGGTCCGAAATTTCAAACCGCGGCCCGTCGCCGGTGACGCTCACGAAATCCGCCGCGTCGACGACAATGACCGTGCCGAGCGGCACCGTCCCTGAGTCGATCACCGGCCAGCCGCCCAAGGTGCCGCGGCTTATCTCGTCGCGGAACGGGAACACGCCGGCGCCCGGTGCCGCGACAAGGCCGATCGAATTGACCTGTTGCGGATTCATGAGCCAAACCGGATTGCGGACGTTGCCGAGCGTGCCGGTGAGCAAGGCGCCGGTCAGCGCCTTGATATCGCCGGTGAGCGCGGTAAAGCCGCCGCCGGCGGTTGGTGTCAGGCCCGAGACGCCGGTGAGGATGCCGGCCGGCCGGATCGCGGTCGCCGCATTGGCGTCGATCAGGACGCTGTCGAGCGCGATCGCCGTATCGGTTTGCACCGCGTCGCGCAACAATCCCTGGATCGCCGGGATCGAGTGCTCGTCGATCTCGCGTGTCCATGTCGTGATGACCGCCATTTTTTTCGGCGTGAGTGTTTGCGACGTGAAAGCGCCCTGGCGGACGGGGATCGGCAAGCCTTCGCCGACGAACGAGCCGGCGATCGTTGGCGTGCGCGACCGCG